GATGAGCCGGGCGATGCGGAGCGTGTCGCCGAGCTTCATGCCATTGACGTAACCTTGGAGCGTCAGCCCGACGCCCGCGACCATCGTCTGAAAATCGTAACCGTCAGCGAGCGTCAGGGACATCGACACGTCGGCCGAGACGACTGAGGCGGGAAAGACGCCGTAACGGATGCCGCCCGCCCGGTAGGCTTCGACGGCATCCTTGGCGTGGTTCATGAGCGTCGTGTCGGGAACCGGATTGAGCGCCGACGTCGAGACGACGACGAAATTGAAATTGTCGTTCGGCGTAAAATCGGGGTTCGTAAACTCGACGACGAGGGCCTGCGTACCAAGCTGCAGGTTCATCACCGCAAACTTGATAGCGTCAGGCGTTCCGCGCCGGAGAGATTGAACGTAATCGATGAACCGGGTGCGGAGCGAGGCGTCGCTCTCGGCGTCGCCGCCACCGACGATCGCGGCGGCGTTGCTGACGGTGTCGACGAAATCGATCTGCGTCGTGATGAAGCCGATGGTGCCCGGCGCGACGTTGCCCTGCACCCCCGGCACCTCGGCCATGACCGGCACGTCGATCGACGCAATCCCAGCGCCGAGCACGTAGCCGTTGAGACCGGCGTTGAAATTCGAGTTCGAGTTATCGGCGATGACGGCGAAATTGACGGTGCCGTCGCTCGTCTGCACGGTGGCGCCGACTGGAATGACCGCTTGCGCCGAAGGCGTGAAGCGGGAGAGCGTGACGGTGCCGATGGCGTTCGCCGCGCCAAGCCGCGCCAGCCCGAAGTCGGCTACGAAACTGTCGAGATCGGCGCCCGTCGAGGTCGCGGCGCGGGTCGTCGCCAGTACCCGCAGGATTTGCGCCTGCAGCCACAAGCCAACGCCGCCGTTGGCCTCGACGTTGGCCCGCATCACCGAACCCGTCGAAAAATCGATGAGCTGCTTGACCCGGCCCTGAATGTTGGCGGCCTGCTCCTGCACGAAGCTCGCGAAGCTCTTGAGGTTGATTGCTGTCATCAGAGCACCACGTCGAAATCGAGGGAGGCGTTATCGCCAGAAAGCGCGTCGATGTACTGGACCGACACGAAGACCCCGCCATTGATCGGCGAGATCGCGACGGTTGGCTCGGGGTCTTGCTGCACGCTCTCTTCGAGAAACATTTGCGTTCTGACGACGGCGTTGACCGAAAGCAGTCCGAGGGCGTTTTCATCGGGAAGCGCGCCGTTGAGGCCGCCGACCCTGAGCGGCACCGAGCCGCCGTAGTCGGGATGCCAGCAATAGCCGCCCTCCGTCGTCATCAGGCGGCGAACGATGCGCTGATTGCAAAGATCGACACCGTCGGCCATGAGAAGGTCGCCGGAGGCGGAAAGCGCCAGGTCTTCGCCATACCAATGGGCCGCATCCATCAGCTATCCTCCGACGTTGCTTGGCCGTGGATGAGCGCCGCGCCGCACGCGGCATGGTCGCCCTCGCGGGCGACGGGGCTGTCTTCGACGACCTGCTTCGCCGAGCCCTCGACGATCGGATTGGGGCCGTGCAGCGGGCAATCGAGAATGTCGCCGATCCGCGCGACGAGCTTGTCGTTGTAATAGGTCCGCGACGCCGAGGTGATGACTTGGCCGCCATGATCGGAAGTGTCGCCGAGGCGAATGACGAGCGGCATCAGGGCGTACTCCCCGAGCCGTTGATGAAGACGTTACCCTTCGACTTGATGTGAAGGTTGCCGTCCTTATCGAAAAAGATCGTCGTGCCGTTCTTGTCTTTCATCAGCATTTCGCCGCTCTCGACCTTCGGCGGCTTGGCCTTGTCGTGATGGTAGCGGGTGGTGATCTGCATGGCGTTCGGGTCGCCGTTGTGCGGCTCGACCTTGACGATGTCGCCCTTGGAAAGCCCGACGAGAACGCCGAAGCCGTCGCCGACGTGATGCGTTTGAATGGGCAGCCAGCCGCTCTCGTTGTCGCGCGGCTTGAACTTCACCTTCGCCATGTGGGTTTTGGGATCGTAGCTCGTCACTTCGGCGATCTTGCCGTGCGAATAGGTCTGCATAACCCGGTAGACTTCGCGCCTGACGACGTTGAGGAGGTGCTCGATGTTTCTCATCAGTTCCTCCCCGAATTGATCGCGCCGTTTTCCGAGAAGTTGAACTGATCGCCGCCAACCGACGCCGCGCCGCCTCCCGCGTCACCGCTTCCGCCACCTCCACCTCCGCCGCCGCCCGCGCCGCCACGCCCCTTCTTGGTATTGCGGGCGGTGATTGAAGTCGTGAAGTCGCGGCGGGCGCGGTGATGCACCTCGTCGATGAAATAGCTCTGCGACCAGGGACCAAAGCCCGTCAGCGCCAGTTGCCACGTCGGCAGCACGAGCGGATTGCCGACAATATCGCAATCGACCGTCAGCTCGTGGCGAACGTGCTCCCTGAGCCGCTTTTGCGCGATCTTCTGACCCTGCCCCTTCTGCAGCTCGGCGTGCTCATAGTCGTAGGTCAGAATGGCGCCGTTGCCGCCGACGTTGGCGCGCTCGTGGTAGGTCTCGTTTTTCTTGGTGTGGTGCGAATGGACGTTGACCTGATGCGGCCGTCCAGCCTGCAAATTGCGGTGGATGGTGCAGGACAGGAAATTCGATTGCGCCGCGCTCGCCGCCGTTTGCGGCACGTAGAAGAGCGGCAGCACGCCGGTCGTCGTGTCGTCGGGATCGCTGTAGAAGAGCTTGCCGTTCGATACGAAGGCGACCTTGCCGTCCTCGTCGGCGAGCCGCTGCACGGTCGACCAGTCCGACACCTCGTCGGTGATGTGGTTCCAGTCGATCTGCTGCTGCTTACCGGCCTTGTCCATCGAGCCGGTGCCGACAAATTCAAGACCGTGGCGGCCGGCGATTTCCTGCACCACTTGCGCGCGGGTTTTGTTCTTGAAGCTCTCGGTTGATTTCTTTTCGATCGGGCCTTTTGACTTGTCGCGGCCGGAGACGCTGATGATACCCGCCGCAAAATCGACGGCGACGTTATCGGGTGAGCCCCAGAAGACCGGCACGCCGTCGAAGACGGCGACGAGTTCGCTGTCCGACGTCAGGCTATCCCAGAAGGCGAGATCGATTGCCTGACCGAAACCGTCGATGGCGTTGAGCGGCAGCTCGGCGTGACAGCTATCGGAGTTCTGCTGCTTGGACAGCGAGACCTCGAGACTTTCGCAAATCGCGGTTTTCGCTCCGACCTGAATGGCGGCGAGAATGTTGCGGCTAGCCAAGGATACCCCCATCGTCGTAGTTGCGATCGAGGGCGGGGATTTTGAGCGTCATGGCGGACGGCAAATAGGGATCGGAGAGGCCGTTGAGCTTGGCGATCCGGGTCCACTGCAAGGCGTCGCCGAGTTCCTGCGCCGCAACCGCAAACAGCGTGCCGCCGGGGACGGTGACGGTTTTCAGCCGCTTGGCGGTGATGAGGACGGGGTTCGTCATCCGGCGGCTCCAAGATTGAGCTGTAGCCGGCCGGTAAAGCCTTTGAGCGCGATGAGCGTCGCCTGCTGTTCCGAGTTGGCGATGGCGGCCAGAAGCGCCGCTGCGGTATCAAGCGGAAAGGCGCCGGAGGGCGCCAGCGGCGGGCCGGAGAGGCCGCCCGGCGCGGTGTCGGCGTCGAGCGCCGCGATGGCGCCGGAAAGACGGTCTTGAAGCTGCTGCGCCGCGAGTTGCAGCGTCGCCTTGTCGGTTGCCGAAAGCTGATCGAAGTCGGGCGTCGCAGCGATTTGCGCTGCGAGGAAACCGATCGCCGCTTTGATGTCGCCGGTGTAGACGGTCATAGCGCCGCCCCCAGAGCTGCAATCGAGCCCATGTCGGCGGCGATGAGGCTGCCGATGCTGGCAACAAAGCCGCCGATGCCGCCAACGCCGGAAACCGTCAGCGCGATCTTGTAGGGGATTTCGTAGAACCGCTCGTAGTCGGCCTCAAAGTGCGAGACGATGACGGAATAGGTATAGCCGCCGTACCTGACCGGCACTTCGGCACCGGAGTTGCACAGCCGCTCGCAGGAGCGGGCACGGCCTTCGGCCTGGGCGCCGCGAAACCGGCCCTCCCAATGGATCGGCCTTGGATCGGGGCCGAGCTTGTCGATGACCCGGCTGCCGCCGATGAGCTTGTGAATGTGGTGGGCTTGTTCGGTGCCGAAATTGATCTTCGAGGGGATTTCGAAGTCCCTGAAGACGATCGGCCCGAGAATGAGATTGAAATCCGCCACGGACGGTCAGGCCCCTGAAAAGAGCCCCATGACCGTCTTGATCCGCTGGGCGAAAGGCGCGCTCCACCTGCGCGCCCTTCATCTATCGGCTGTTTCGGGTGCGAGCGTCAACCGCTAGTGCATTTTGACGTGCCCCATGTCGACCCAATAGCTGTCAACTTCGCCTTGCGGCCTGACGTCGATGATGCCGGAAAAAACCGCCGTGTCGGTGATGTTGACCTCGGTGCCAGGATCGAAAAGGCGGCAGCGGCCGTCAAGCATCAGCTCGACGAGCAGCTTCTTGGCCGCCACCTGATCGTTATCGACGAGGATACGCACGAAGCGGGTCATGTCATCCTTGGCGAGGCAGCCGAGGGTCGTGGTTTTCAGCGTTGGTTTTACGTCGTCAGCGAGCGCCGCCGAGCCCGACAAAGCGAGCAAGGCGGCGATCATGCGGAATTTCATCTTTCTTCTCCCCGGTACAATTACGTGTACGATTGGTCTACTGGACCGGGGTGCATCATACCATCAAAGGTCGCGGCGGAACCGACGAAGCGGGCCGATCTTGCTTGATGGTAAGTGACCTGCTCGGCGATGACGCGGCCGTCCATGTGCAAGGCGGTATGGATGACGACCGGCCGCGACATGCCGCCCTCCGGCACATAGCTCTCCTTCTGCGGGATCAGGCCGAAGCCTCCCGGTGGAATACGGGCGCCGCCGGGAGACTTGCCGCGCGCTGCGGTGCCGGGACCGCCGTTTCCGGCGCCCCCAGCTACGGCCCCGAGCAGGCTTTCAACGCCGGCAATCAGCGCGTCTTTGATGGATGCAAAGACTGACTGGATTTTCGCGACGATGGGCATCGTGAACGACTGTATTGCCCTGTCGACGGCCGCACTGAATTGCGAGAAGGTCTTGTTGGTGATCCTCTCATACAGGCGTCCGAGGCCGCCGGTAATATCGCTATAGGCACGTTTGAAAAAGCTGTCGTAGGCACTGAGTAGACTTTCATGGCCGGCGTGCATCCCGCCGTTCTTGTCCATGTGCTCGCGTGTATTTTCCCAGATCCATTTGGTATCATCCCAGAACGCCAGGACGGCAGCAGAGAGAGCCGCGAGCCCGACGATCAGAGCGCCGCCCGGCGTCAGTAGCGCCAACGCCGAAAGCAGCAGTCCGCCGATAAGCACGGCGCCGAGCGCTACGAGGCCCGCCGCAAGAACGCCGAGTGCCTTGCCGACGGCGGCGATTGTGCCAGGGTGCAGGTGCGCAAAATCCTTGAGCTTGGTGAATGCCTCGGTCATCTTTTCGAGTACCGACATAGCCGCTGGCACAAGCGGATGGCCGAGTGCCGTCATCAGGTTGTCCCAGGACGTTGCGAAGCGGCCGATGATGAGCGACGGGTCTTGTTTTTGCAGGATGCCGATGGCGTCGTCGGGCACCCGGTCGATGTTGGCGCGCTCTTTGCGGAGCTGCGCCATCGTGCCGGGATTGGTTGCGTATCGCGCGCCGCGCGCCACCGACTTGTTGCGGAAGATTTCATCCGTTACGGCGTCGACGGCCTCTTGGTCGGCGATATTGACGCCAGCCTTCGCAAGCTGCGGCAGGTAGACTTCGGAAAACCACTTGACCCAATTCTGCTTCAAGAGGTCGGTGCCGAGCACGGCGCCGGGCTTCAATGCGGCTTTCGAGCCGGTGTATTTTTCAATGTCCTTGCCGTCGATGAAGCCGTACTTCTCCAGTGCCGCGGCCGTCGCCCGCGTCGTGCGGCCCTGCGCCAACGTCGCCGTCAGCATGTAGCCGACGTTGGTCGCCGCCGGTCCCATCGTCTGCAGCAGCGGGAAAAGCTCGTGGCCGATGAAGTCCTGGCTCCACTGCAACTGCGTGCCTCCGGCGTTCTGCACGGCGGCGTAAAGCATCGAGGGATCGACGAGGCCGCGCATCGCCACGATGCCCTTCATTAGGGCGTTGAAGGTCGAAGTGATCCGCTGCTCCGACTGCTCGTGCGTTTCGCCGGGGCGTTGCGACATGACGCCCAGCTCTTCCATCGTGCGGGCGAAGTCGTAGGTCTGCCGCTCGGACGCGAAGGCTTGGCCTTTGACGTGCTCGTCTTTGAGCGAGTTGATGGCGTTTTCTGCCCGGTTGAACATGGGCAGGAGTTTGATGGCTTCGTCGAAGTTGCCGGTGATGTTCGCCAAATGGTGAATGTTTTTGACGTTGTCGGCGACGACGGTATTGAGGTTGTTGCCGGTCTCCTTCCAGGCGGCATTCATGGCTTTCGTGACCTGTTCGGTCGTGTAGCCAGCGGCTTGAAGCTGCGTCTTGAAATGCTCGAGACGAAGGCCGTGCTGCGTCAGGGTTTCAAGCCCCTTGAAAATCGCGCCGCCAGCGATGACGACGCCGAGCGCCTTGAAGGCCCCGGAGAGGGCATTGATGTTGGTCTGTGCAGCCTTTACATTCTTCTCAAGGCGCACGAAATGCTGTCCGATGGCGGTGAGGCCAGCGGACATCATATCTCTCAGCCGAAGCGTTGCTTCGAGGTCATAAACGGTCGTCATTGGAAAGCCCTCCCATGAGCCCCAAACGTCGGTTCAAATTTTCAGAAGCGGTGTTCGATCCTCGCGACGAGCATTGGAAAATGCCGGAGGACGTCAGATTTTCGGCGGCCGAAAACGTCGCCTACGCGCTGCCGCGGCTGGCGCACGGCGCGTGGCGGCTGACCGTTTACTTGCTGCTCTTTATCGTGAGCTTCACCGCCGCGCTGACGGTGTTCATCCTGATTAGGTGATCTTCGGCTTTTCGCCGAAGGTGATCGAGACCGGCAACAGCATCGCCTCGACGATCTCTTTTTCTTTCTCGACCGCGGACGCGCGAATGAAAGAGCGCGGCGGGATTTTGTCGGTTCCGAGTTCCTGATACCTACCGACGGGATCGTCGGTCCCGACATGCGCGACAAAGGGCTCGACGGTCTTCTGAATGCTGTCGCGCAAGCCGCCGGTTTCTAAGAGCGGCGTATCGGCGCCCTTCTTCGCTAACGTCGAAGCGGCAAGCGCTGGCCAGCCGAGATCGTAAGTCCCGATGACCTGCTTGGCGCGATCCTGCAGAATGCTCGCCGCCTTGTCCATGCCGGTCGGAGCGCTGGCGATTTCCTTTGCCATGAGCATCAGCTTTGCGCCGAATGCGCCGGGGCTCATGCTCATGGCTCGCTCCTAATCTTCGTATGCGTTGCGGGTCCAGTTGTAACTTTTGCCGCTTTCGATTTCGCCAAAGGTGACGGCCATCGCCGCCGCCTCGATCTCATCCATCGCCCAGGCCGTATCCCAAGGCACCCCGTTCTTGACCAGCCATAGCCGCTGTTTCAAAACGGGGCTTAGGGCAAATTTTTTGCGGCCTCCTGCGGGTCCGTCTCGGTATCGCGAACGCCCGCCATTTCCTTCAAGCCTTCGGCAACCGCCATGACGCCGGAGTTGTCGAGCCGCTGAATGATGGCTTCGATTTCGCTGATGGAGCGCGGCGACGGCACCTCTTCGCCATCAATCGAGACGACGGAGGCGGCGACGGTTGCGTACATCATCCACGTCGTATTCTGGCTGTCCTTACCGGCGGCGCGGGAGAGCCTCATGCTCTCAAGCGCGTTGATGATCTTGACGCCGATGCGGCGGCCTTGATCGTCGGTGACGTAGTGGACGTTGACGCCTCGCTTCGGCGATTTGTCGACGGTGTTAATCGCTTCTGCCGCAGCCCCACCGCTGCGACGCACTGCTCTTGCCATGTCCTGCCTCTTTGTTAGACGCCTCTTTACGCAATCTTGGTGCGGCGCGCGGCCTTGCCGGTCCACTTGGTCTTGACGACCTTGTCGGCTTCAAACGAGCCCGCGTCGGTGTATTTCAGCGAGCAGCCCTCGTAGCGGTACTGCGTGATCGAGCCGTTGACCTCGGTGATGGTCTCGTAGACGGTCACGTTCTTGATGACCTTGCCCGCGTAGTAATCGGCCTCGACCTGGGCGTAGTAATCATCAGCCGAGCTGTCTTCCCGGTCGGCGTTGAAGGACAAGTCCCAGCCGTCCGGAATGTTGCCGAAGCGGTTGACGCCATCGATGCCCTTGGAGTTGACGTCGGTCGACATTGGCTTCCTGTCGAAGCCGGTGATGTTGCCGAGCCGGAGAACTTGGCCGCTCGGGAGAACGATGTCAGCGGAAACGTCCTTGCCGATGGTCAGCGGGCCGAAGCCGGTGTCGATACCCATTGTCTTAGTCCCTCAAAAAAAGAATGGCTGCGGAAGGGAAGTCGCGACTAAGCCGCGACCGCCTGGGGCACGGTGTTGGTGCGGGTGATCTCGACCGACTGGCCGCCCTGCAGGTTGATGAGGAAGAACTCGACGACGGCGAGGTATCTGACCTGCACGTCGGCCTGCATGTAGCCTTGCGCGATGCGCTGCAGCGAGTTGTTCGAGAGATCGAGAACGACTTTGAAGTCGTCGATCTGGTTCTGCTGCTGCATCGCCGTCATGAAGGCGTCGAGCGTGATCTTGGCCTGCCGCCGCGTGTCGTCGTTGGCGTGCGAGGATTGCAGCCGGCCGATGTAGATGCCCATGCCCTTGTTCAAGGTCTGAGCGATGTAGTTGGTCATCCGGGTGTAGTTGTCGCCGTGGATCGACCCGTTTGACGATGAGTTGTGGCCGTTGCGGAAGGCGAAGTAGTTGCCGCCCGGCGCCGGAGCGCACATGACGTCGATACCGGCGAGCGCCAACTCCTGCAGGTCGCCCGAGGTATAAGGAACGCCGCTATTGGACTTCTGCGAACCGACGACGCCGTTGACCCGCTGGTTCAGAAGCGAATACTGCGGCGCCAAGGCCGCGAGCTTGCCAGCGGCGAAGGCGGCGGGGGAAACGAGCCGCTGCGTCACGCCGTTGTAGCTGTCGTTCCAGTAGGCCCAATCGCCGATCAGCCATTTCGTCCAGGCGCTATCGATGGCCGCCGTCGTCTTGGCGGTCTTGGCGTCCGAGATCGATTGCCCGGCGGGACCGGCGTAGATGCCGTAGAGCGCCTGCTGCTGCGCGAAGGCGTCCATCGTCGCGACCGTCGTCGGATCGGTCATATCGCAGAGCGTCAGGATCGAGACGTCCTGATCGCGGAGCGCGTACATGCCGGTGCGGGGCAGTGTGTCGGTGCCGAGCATGACCGAAGCGGTGATGGTCGTGACGCCGTCGGTGCCGCCCGCGAGCTGGTAGCTGCCGTTGCCGACCGCTGTGGTGCCGTCATCGGCCGTCGCGATGATGAGGTTTGAGCCGGAGCGGATATTCGGGATGCCGGTGTTGATGGCGTTGGCAATCGCCGCCCAAGCCGCGGCCCCCGTCAACCCGGCGGCGACGTTGTCGAAGACCTCGGGAATGACGCCCGGCATCTGCACCCGAACAAGAAACGAATTGGCCTTGGAGCCGGGGCCGATCGTCACCTTGGTCTGGTTGCCGTAGGAGCCGGTGTATTTCGAGGTGAAAGTGATGCAGCCCGTCACCGCTTCGATGCTCGCGGCGGCATCCGTGCCGTCGGTGACGCGGACCATCTTGAGCGCCGCAGCGTTTTGCTGGAAGGCGATCATGGCGTAGGTGCCGAGGTCGTAATTGCGCAACTGCGGCGGCCCGAACTTGGCGCCGTATTCGGCAGGCGAGCCGACGATCTCGGGCGAGTTGACCGGCCCCCACGAGGCGGTGCCGACGTAGCCCGCGATATTGGAAGGGACGCCGTTCAGAAGGAACTGCGGCGGAACGATCTGGACGTAAACGTCAGCAACGACGAGCGCGGTCGTGTTGAGCTGACCGTATTGAAAGATCGGCATGGGGGTTTCCCTCTGGAAGTGCCCCATGACCGTCTAGGCCCGATGAGCAGAAAGATTGCTCTTCTAACTTTTTAAGCTGATTTGCTGCGCGGCGGCTAGGCCTTCGGGGTTGACTTCGGGCGCGGCGCCTCTTTCGCTTCGATGCGAAGCACCTTTTCGGGATGGTCTTTGAGCGCGGCCGTAACCGCCGCGGCTTCCGCGATCTTCGCTCCCTTGCCGTAGCCGTCGAAGGGCTCCTTGACGATCAGATTGAGTGGCATCGGTCGGTCTCCTTTTATGAAAGCGCTGTCGACGGCCAACTGGCGGCGTCGATCTCGTCGGTGGTCGTGATGGTGCCGGCCGCAATGCCCGCGAGCACGTTGCCGAGTGCCGTGTAGACGTCTTGCACCCAAACGCCGACGGCTTGCCCGAGGGCGATGATCTGGTCGGCGGTCAGTGTGATGGTGCTGTCGTTGACCCAATGGAAGGTCATGTCGGGCTGCAACTGCGCCAGCGATACGGCACCGGCGATATTCACCCGGCCGTTGACGTCGGTTGCGGCCGGTACGCCATTGACGGTGACGCCGCCGTTGAGCAACATCGCCTGTTTGCGGTCGGCATAGGCGGACAGCGCCGCCTTGACTTCGTCCGCCGTCGGCGCGGGATCGGCGACCTCGGTCTTGATGATGTCGTGCGCGGCAAGATCATCGTCGCTCGCGAGTTCGAGCCAGTTTGCGGGATAGGCGACGCCGCCCGCCGTGAAGGCTTGCCCGGGGTCGAGGACGGTGCCGTTGTAGGTGTATTGCGTTGCCATTCCTCACCTTCCTACATGGCAGCGAGCGCCGCGACTTCCGTCGCCGAGAGCGCCCGGTTGTAGACGCGAACGTCGTCGACCGATCCGGCGAAAAAGCCATCCGCGGCGGCGGCGTTGCGGCCGATCACAAAGGGGTTGGCACCCGACACCGCGTCGGCCGTTTGCGGCGTCGTGCCGACAGAAACGCCGTCGACGTAGAGGGTAAGCGCGCTGCCGTTCCAGGTGCCGCAAAGGTGATGCCAAGCGCTGTTGCCGTACTTCGCCGTGCTGACGACGAAAACGCCGCCCGAGCCGTTGAGGATTTCGAAAATGACCTGGCCTTCGTTGCCCGCTTCGCTGTTCAGCGCGAACAGATAGCCGTTGACGTCGGCGTCCCAATCGCCGTTGCCGAGGATCATCGGCCACTTGCTGCTGCCCGCGGCGGTCGTGTTGTCGTATTTGACCCAGCAGGCGATCGTGCCGACGTGCGTCAGGTTGAGCGCCGCGGGCTTGCCCATCGACACGACGTTCGAGCTGCCGTTGAAGGATAGCGCGCCGCCGATATGGCCCGCGACCCAGCTCGCGCCCGTGATCGTGCCGTTGTTGCCGTTCCCCGAGGCGTCGGCGGCCAACGATCCCGCGCCGTCGTCGAGCTTCCACCAACCGACGAGGGTCGGGTCGCCAGCGGGCGCCGCAGCAAGGCCAGCGCCGACGAAGGGCATGGTTGCGAGCATCAGCCGTACCCCTTGGCGATGCCAACGAAGCGGAGTTTCAACGTCCCGGCGATGGTGACGGCTTCGAACTGCAACAGGTCGGCCTTATTAGCCGTCGTCGTCAGCGTCGGAGCGCCCGCAGCGCCAAAATCGAACGACCCTGCCCCTGTCGTCGTCCATGACAGCGTGCGCGAGCCGGTGGCGTCCTGAATGACCCACAAGAGATAGGTTGCGCCCTCGACGGCGTTCAGGACGGCCCCCATCGTCCGGTTGCCAGCGAGCGTCACCTTGGCCTTCTGCTTGGCGGAAGCATCCCAGGCGAGCGTCGCGGCGTCGGCGATGGTCGCCAGCGGATAGTAGTGCTGTTCCGAGTAGGCAATGTTGCCACCGCCGAAGCTATCGCCGGACTGCAACTGTTGCTGCAGTCCGCTCGCGCCGACGACGATAGGTTTGCGACCAGCCACGGATTACCCCTTAGAGCAGGATTTCAGGCTCGATCTCGACCAGGAAGTCGACCGACGACAGGGCGATGCCGACCTTGACGACGAGCTGGCCAGCGGTCGAGGGCACGGTGCGGGTCAGCTTGCCCGCGTTGGCCGGATCGAGGAAATAGATCGCCCCGAAGGTCAGGCCGCCGGTCTCGCCCGTCACCGCGTCCCATTGCGTCGTCGTTGCCGTCAGAACGCCGTCGGTGGCGATGGCGCCGGAAGCGGCCGCAGCGATCGAGGCGTCGGCAACGAGCCCCATGACGCGGGCGGTGCCGGTGGCGTTGGCTTGCGCCTTCTTTACCGCGCCGGCCGCCTGATTGTAGACCGGCGTGCCGATGACAAGCGCCGAGGCTTCGGCGTTCGACATCGCCATCGTGTTCGTCTGCGACGTCGGCACCGCGATGGTGTCGCCGGACTGGAGCTGCTGCGGCAGGCCGTTCGTGCCGAGCACGAGGGGTTTCTTGATCGCCATGAATTTTTCTCCTTAGAGCTGAATGGGATCGGACATTTCAATGGCGAGCGTCGTCGTCGAGACGGCTTCGCCCAGGACGCACACGCACTGCCCGACCGAGTTCGGCGGGATACTGGTAATGGTGCCCGGCACGACGCCGAGGAAATAGGTAGCGCCGGGTGTCAAAAGCTGGCTACCGGCGACCGCCGTCCAATCGGAAAGTGTGATCTGCGTCCGGTCGGCGGTGGCGGCAAAGCCCGCGGCGGTGTTGGCGGTGGCAAGACCCGCGGTGCGGGCGGTGTTGAAGCTCGCGGCGGACGCCAGCTCGAACTTCGAGCCGCTGTTGACCCGGAGCGGCTGGCCAGCGACGACGGTCTCCGAAGTCTCGAGCGTGACCGTGAAGTCGCCGCCGCCGCCGGTTCCCGGATCGCTGCCCGCCCCGCCGTCGGATTTGACCTGATAGGCGACGCCCTTGACGTCGGTCACCCACTCTTCGACGTAACCCGCCTTCAAGACGAAATAGATGGCGTTCGGCACCGGCTTTTCCGGCAACCTCACGACCTTGAACTCGTTGCGGCTGAAAAAGAGCGCCATGCTACCACTCCGCTCCCGGCCAGCCGGGCGCATCGGTGCCCACGTCGCCGGTTTGAATGTTGAGCGGCGGCGTCACGATGTCGGAGCGCTGCGCGCCGCTGGTTGCGATCTCGCCCGCGATAAATTCGGTGCCGTCGATGATTTCGAGCGTCGGGTATTCGACCATGAAAACGATGTCGCGGCGGTAGATCAAAGCTTCCTGCGGATCGTCGTTGTCATCGGAGCGGACGTAGGTGACGAAACCCTTTGAGCCGTCCTTAAGCGGCAGGTAAGAGATCGCCGAAAGGACCGGATCGATGAGCTTGGCGGCGGCGACCCGGAGCGCGTCGCTCGGCGCCCAGATGGTCACCATGAACTGCTTTTCGGTGCGGCGGACTTCCCGTGCGAGCTTGCCGACGACGCCGATCGAAGCGCCGCTGATATGATCGGCGGTGATGCTGTTGCCTGCGGCCGAGGCCGGAGTGTCGACGTTGATGAGCGCGGCAAGCGCCGCTGCGATCATCTGCAGAGTGTCGCCAGCCTGGACCGCGTAGACGTAATTCCGACCAGCGACGACGGCGTGAACATTCTGGTCGACCGCGACCGTGCCGCCGATGGTCAAGGTGTTGCCGGAGACGGTCGCCGTCAGCGTCGCATCGTTGCGGGAGAGCTCCCGCCACTCCCGCATGTACCGCGTGACGTTCTTCTCGCCCTTGCTGGCGAAGATCGAGACGTTGACCCGCTCTTTGCGGACGTCCTTGTCGAGCGCGTCCGATTGCGGCCAGCCGGGATAGATTTTGACCATCGCCGCATCGATGGCGGGCGCGGCGTCGGGGCCGTTCGGGTAGAACGGCGGCGCGATGAGATCGGCGAGCGCGTCTTCGACGTCGGAGAGATCAGCCACGTCAGCTATCCCCGGCTCTGGCGCCGCTCTTGGTCGAGCGGGCGCTCATGGCGCTCTTTTGCTTGCGGGCCGCCGCACGCCGCGCCTTGAGGGCCTTGCTGCCCATGCGGGGCGTCTTCGAGACCGCCATCTTGTAGCGGCGCATGACTTCGCGGTTGAAGGAGGCCTTGTAGGACTGGTCCGCCATTAGGCCACCGCCTCTCTGGCGTAGATGCGCCAGCCGAGCGGCGACTTTTCAACGGCGCCGATGACCCATCTGTTGCCGTCGCTGTCGATTGCGATGTCGGCGTTGACGATTTCGACGCCCGCGTAGGGCAGAAGAAATTCCATCGAGGCGGCCGAAGCATCGCCCGGCAATCCGGCCATCGGTTGCGCCAGCTTGCGCTCAAGGTTGAGCGAGATCGGCCAGCCCGTCATGTAGTGCTCTTCCGATGCCGCGTCGTTGCCGCCGTAGCGGGGATTGCGACCAGCGACGTCAGTGGCGTTGACGGGGCGGCAGAAGTCCATCGTGCGGAAGGCCTGGGCGACGAGCGGCGGCTCGATATGATCGAGCGACAGAATGAAATAGGTGTCTTTCGCCGAGACGAGATAGTCGCCGATCCGGTAGTCGGTCGGATCGAAGAGGCCGGTGTAATAGGTGTCGCCGTGCTGCGACGGCGTGCCGAACTGAAACCAGTTGCCGTAAGGGGCAAACGTCATGGCGACGCCGGTCGCGATCTTGTTTCCCACCGCGAGCGGGTTCAATGGCCCGTTCGGACGATAAACGTCGTAGGCAAGGCCGACCTTCTTGGCGGCGATGCCGAGACCTTTGTTGATGCGGGCGGTGATCGTGGCGCCGTCCATCAGGTGCCACCATCGAGGGCTTTAATGATACGGCTCTGCAGGTGCGCAACGGAGCCGAGCAACGTCACCCGCTCGACGGAACCGGCGACCATCGAGCCGCCGTCCCGGAACCGGGTTACGTAGGCGGCGCCGAGAGCTACGATTTCGCCGGTCTTCGCTCGCTCTAGCAGCCCCTCAAGCATAGCGGCGACTTCAAGGGCGCTCTGCGCTGGCGGCAACTCGGGAGCCAATGAGATTTTCTTGGCGGTCTCGCTCATACGACCCGCCTCGTGGTTGAGTTGCAGAGCGCCGGACCCGGCGGCACGTCGAAGAGCCCGACGAGCTTCATGCGGAATTTCGTATAAAGCGCTTCCCGCTCCGCCAATTCGGCGGGGTTGCGCGTCCACACGGCAGCGAGCGCCGTATCGGCGTTCTCGCGCACGGTGTAGAGATCGGTTTCAAGCTGATCGCATTGCGTCAGGTAGGAACGGACCATCGCCTCTTCTTCGCTGGCGAGGTGGTTCAATTTGTATTCGAGCGCGCCCCAGGCCCGCATGAAGCGGACGCCGAAGTGCTGCGTCGCGGCGTTGCCCGAGAACGGATAGCCGAGGTGGCGGCGAATGTTCACTTTCTCGGTATCGGTAAACATCAAACCCGCTCACGTTGAAGGAGGAGCCCGCACCCGAAGATGCGGGCCATGCTTGTCACTCAGGCTTACTGGCTGTCGCCCGAGTTGTTCGAGCGGTTGGTCGTGCGGGCCTTGGTCGCCGACTTGCGGCCGCCGCGCCCCTTGGGGGCGGCTTTCTTCGCCGGACGCTTCATTGCCTTTCGGGTCTTCGCCTTCGAGGCTTTCTTTGCGGGCCGTTTAGCCATGTGCTGCAATCCTTAGTTGCTTGCTGAAATCAAGGCGCCGGTTTTAGCCCGCAACCTTGTATGGCACCCCGGCGGCCTTGATGGCTGCGAGCACATCAGGTTCGACGTGGGCTCTCTTTCCGTCGCGGAACTGCAAGGACACGCCGCGAATGGAAATGTTGAAATCCGCCTCCGGAATGATCTCGGCCTTCGCCGGGGTTTCAGGGTGCGGATCGTGCAGGGGGCGGCCGCCGATCGGCAGGCCGTTCACTTCGCTGATCGGCCGGGGATCGACGCCTGGATCAACGCTGGCTTCGTCTTCCTCGGCCTCTTCGTCTTCGGCGCCGTCGGGATCGATGCCGTCGGCGCCGTTCTCGACGTCGGGATCGATCGCGATGTTCGGATCGGTCTGGTCTTCTGCAGCCTGACCGGCGGTTTTCTTGCGTGGTGCCACGACGGGGCCTCCAAAACCTCAATGAAAATGGGCCTAAAGTGAGCTACCAGGGATTGCCCGGTAGCTCACGAAGGACGGCGATCAGCCGCCGTGCTCGATCATGACGGCGCGCTTGAACATGGCGTTCGAGGCCGTCGGAATGATCGTCTGGTCGGCCGTCACGTCGGTCGGGCAGGTGAAGCCGCCGATGTAGTACCAGGACTGCGCGATGATCTGCGCCAAGCGGTCGAGCGGCGCGCGGGTGACCATCGCGATGCCTTCGATGACGTCGATGATCTGGTTGTCGACCTCGGGCAGGTTGGAATAGGCCGTGTCGTCGTAGATGCCCTCGACCATGCAACCGGCGCCGCAGATGAGCGGCCGGTGGATATTGACCGAGCCGATCTTCTGCTGAATGGCTTCCGTCGTCGGAATGAACCGGAGGTCGAGAAGCTCGATGACGCGCGCCTCGCGGAACTCCTGCGCGGCGCCCTTGCCGCGGTAGAGCTGCTTGAAGTCGTCGTCGGCGAAGAGCTGGCGGGCCGAGGTGTTATCGAGATAGCACTCGTAAAAGCCGCCGCCGACGCCGGGTACGGCGTTGTTGCGGAGCTGGGTCACGGCGTCGAGCGCGATGGCCATGCCGAACTTGTCGGTCGCCTGCAGGCCGGCGGTCGTCGAGCGGGCACCGACGCGCAGCACGGTCGGCGCGTAGTGGGCAACGACGGCGTTGCCGGACGTGCCGTCGGCGATCGAGACGTTGGTCGAGAAGGTCAGGCTGCCCGACTTGCCGCCGAAGGCTGCGACCGATGACGAATTGGTGCCGTCGGCTGCAACGCCCGTCAGCGTGTACTCGGTGGCGCCGACGACGACCTTCATCGTGTTGGCCGTCGAGACGTCCTTCAGCACGCCGTTGACGATGACCTGCTCGAAGCCGCGAATGTCGTCGACCGTGATCGTCGTCCCGGCGGCGCCGAGCGTGGCGGTAACGCGGGTGTTGCCCGACATATAGGCTTCGTTGAGCTTGTTGCGGGCGAGCCGGTCGACCGACTGCATCGCCTGGATGCCGTTGGTGCGGGCGTTGTGGAGGAACTGATCGGCGATGCCGACGCCCTGGGTCACCATGTTGAGGTCGATGGTGTCGCCGTACATATCGACGCCAAGCTCGTACTGCTCGATCGTCCAGCCGGTTGGCGTCAGGCCGTTGTCGAGGTTGGTATTGGTCGTCGGATCGAGCGGCGTCGTGGTCGGCGCCTTGAGGCCCTTGCGGGTCTTGGTGATCGTCTCACCGACGTTGGCCGGGAAGATTTCGGCGTCCGCGATGTTGCGGTACGTCAGCGTGCTTTCGAGGCCTTCCCTGAACTCGCGCTCAAGGAATTTCTGCTGAATAGCGGCCTGCAGCTTGGCGGGGAAGTTCTGAATAGACATGCAGCGGTCCTCAGACGGCTAGGGGTTAAACCCCTGACCGTCGAGGCCCGATGGGTCGTGAAGTGCTCCTACGCGGAGCGGCGACGGCGCACTGTGCTGCCTGTATAGGCCGCTCTCGCTGCCTCGTACTCTTCCGGCGTCATATCGGCGGCCGTCTTGTCTGCTGGCTCACCGGGTTTCGGCTTTGGGGCCTTCGACGTCGTGTCTGAAACTTCCGCAGCGAACAGGTACGCCTTGTCTTTCTTGAGCTGATCGACGAGGCCTTCGATGCCTTCGACGTCACCCGCGTCGGTAATTTTGATAGCTGATCCGTCAATCAGCTTCAAGGCGTCCTCGACGTTCTGGCATTTGGCAGCGGCGAGCGCCGACTTGATGTGGAAGTTGACGTAGCGCTGATCGCTTTCCTTCTTGAGGTTGGCGAGGCTGGTCTCGCCTTCCGTCTTGGCCGCCGTCAGCGCCGCTTGGTGCTCGGCCTTCAAGGCGGCGACGGCCGCATCGTGCGCGGCCTTCTGCTCGGCGAGCGCGGCGTCGGCGTCGTCCTTGGCCTGCTGCGCCCGCTTGCGATACTTGGCGGTTTCCTTGCGGAGCTGGATTTCGTAGGCCGACGGTTGCCGCCAGCGGTTGCCGCGGCTGTTCTCGACGGGATCGTCGAAGCCCTCGTCGTCATCGTCGTCGCCGTCGCGGCTGCTGGCGCGGCGCTTCGGCGGCCTGTTGTTATCGTCGCCCTCGCCGGTTCCAAGGCCTTCGCCCTCGAAGGCCGCATTCAGTGCAAGAAGACGCGCCAGCGCCCCAAGGTGGCCATCGAGGCCAAGTCCGAATTTCATGTCATCCCCCATAAAAGGAAAAGCCCGCACAGCCGGTCATCGGCTTGCGGGCGTTGCGGTGGTTTCAGGCTTTGCGCGCCGCATCTGGCGGGGCGTCTCAAATGCGAAAGGGAGAGCTGCCGGGCATCAGGCCCCGCGAACTCCCCCTCGTTTAGTGTTCGTCAACGGCGCCCTGCAGAAGCGCCGGGCCGCTCACCGTCTGCAGCGATGAAACGGCGGGTGTGCCTCAGCGAGGTGAGCGATGGCCGTCGCCCGTCCCACGTCGGCGGTCATGCGGCGGCACGCGCTCCAGGCGGTGTCGCTGCACTGGCGGGCGCTTTGAGCTTTTGAGCCGCATCGGCGGCCTCTTTCTCTTCACGCTCGATCTCGCTGGCTTCGTCATCGACGTTCTCGATGTCGAAGTCGTGCTGAATGGCGCGGATGCCGGTCTTTCTCTGCATCACGCCAGCGTCACGGTAAGTCTTGATGGCCGTCGCCAAGGCCTGATGGTCGGCGGCGGTCGGCGCGTACCAGGGCGGCCACTTGAGCGACACGGCGTCGGCCTTGATGGTCTTTGCCGGGATCAGCTCGCCCATCTTGGTCCGCAGTGGCAGGCGCTGGTTGACGGTTGCGATCTTGGCGACGAGGCTGATGAGCGCCTTTTCGCCGTAGGTCTGCCGCAGCTCGGAGGCGAGCCAGATGAGCGATTGGTTCATCAGCTCCATCGCCTTGCCCGACTGCGCCGCGGCGAGCTTTTCCGGCGAAGCGCGAGCCCCGCCGCAAAGCTCGAGCGTCAGCTCGCGGAGCTTCGCCACTTGTTCGAGCACGACGCCGAAGCCGGCGCCCGAGATTTCGAGCATCTTGGCGTCGCCGCCATCGCCGACCTTCAAGGTGTCGGCGGCGCCGTTGACGATGGCGGCCTTGGGCTGACCGCCATTGGGATCGGCGATGAGCTGCGCGCCGATGTCGGAATAGCCCGGCTCTTTGATCAAGAGCGTCGGGTCGGCGGTGTACTTCAAGCCGCGGCCGTTCTGCGACAGGAGGTAATCGATCTCGATGGCGTTGGCGATCGCCATGTCGGGAAACGTCGGAGCCCCGTCGACGCCGTCACCGCCGGGCAGGTTCTCGATCCACTCGCACGGATTGAAGCCGAGGTTGTGGACGACGCTGCGCCCCTCGTCTTTCAGGCGTACTTTGTACTTGCCGAGCTTTTCGTCGGCGTCGGTGTAGATCACCGGCCACGGCAGATACCACAACTCTTCCTGCTCGCCGATGTGGCGCTCGAACCAGAAATCGCGGTCGAGGTCTTTGTCGTCGATGCTGTAGCCGAGGCCTTTGAAAACGCGGCCCTTGGCCTTGTACTTCTCGATCACGAGTTCGAGCGTGTCGGGTTCGTCCTTCTTGTAGACCGGGGTCAAAAACTTGGTCGACATGACCTCCCAGAAGACGCGGTTCTTCAAAACTTTCAGCATGACGACGACAGAGCCGACGGAGCCACGGACGGCGGCGTCGAGCATCACCTTCGGCAAGGAACTGTCCTTGATGATGCGGGCGAGCGCGTCGTTCGACGGGTTCTTGCCTTCGGCGTCCGGCTTGACGCCGGTATCGATCGCCGGGAAGTGGCTGTCGCCGAACAGGAGCGACGTGCTGTCCTTGACGATGATCGACAAAAGCCCGAAGCGGACCGACGGCGCCCGCTCGCACATCGGGATATACTTATCGTCGTCGTCCCGCTCTTGGTGAAACTCGAACGGCAGGTGATCGTAGATCTTGCCGGTGCGGAACTGATCGAGCGCGTCGATCGTGTGCGCCCGCTCGGGAAGGTCTTTGTCCTTTTTGACGAGACCCGACAGTTTTTTCAGCATGGGGTTTTACCTTCCCATATGGCCAATGAGTGCGGGCGTCGCCTTCTGATGCGCAAAGCGCGTGTAGACGTAGTAGCCCTTGCTATCGTTGTCGTGGGAGTAGTCGGGATCGCCGCCCTTGTCGGGTTCTGACGTTCCTTCCTTGTAGACGTGCTTTTCCGCGGCATCGATCGACTTCGGGCAGTTCGGCGCGATGAACAGCGACCGGGTGCCGTCGGCGGCGCAATACTTGCCGTTGACGACGTTGATGCGGTCGCGGACCAGGGGATGATTGCTCATCGCGAAAACCTTGAAGCCCATCTTGCGCAGGATCGTAATGTCGGTGAGCCCGTGCGCTGCCGTTCGGCGGCCGGCGCCCGAAGGGTCGGGATAGATCGTGATGTGGGCAAGCTCGGTGTCGCCGGAGAAACCGAGTTTGCCGTAGCGGGTGGCGATCTCGGAGCCCATTTCGTGCGTGTTCGACGAGAAGATGTGCGTCTCATCGATCTGCCACGAGCAGATGTGGCGATTGCCGATCGGCCCCTCGACCGTCTCCTGAAAAATATGCGCCGTCATCGGATCGATGTTGAAGTCGAGACCGACGTGGACCGGCAGGTTCGGATTGTAGAACGGCGAGACGTTAGGCCTGTTGGTGCTGTACTGCGTTCCCCACGGCGGCGGCTTGACGTTCTGCACCCGGTCGAAGGCGTGATAGATGATGCCCTGATAGGTCTCGAAGGAGGCCTCGTACTCCTGCCGGAAGGTTTTGGCGTCGAGCACGCGGCGGGCGGCGTCGACTTCCTCGACCGGCACGTTGCCGCCTTCGAGCGTGTTATATTTCCAGCTCTTGCGCTCCGGGTCGCGGTCGGCGCTCGGCTGCCCGGCGACGTAGCCCGCGTGCAGCTTGCGGAAACCCTTAGGCGTGCCGATCGTCAAGGCGTGACCGTGCGCGGTGGCGAGCATCGGCCTCACGATCTCGGGCCAGATGACGTCCTTGGCGTCGTCCCACTCGTCGCCGAGAAAGAACCAGAGGCCGGAGCCGCGCAGCGCGTCGGGATCGTCAAGCCCGACGATGCGGATGATGTAGCCGCCGACCATCGGCAGGATACATTCGGAATTGTTCGGCCGCCCAGCGAGCCACTCGATCGGCACGTGCCGCTTCAAGCGGTTCCAGAAGACGCGCTTGGCCTGCTTGAAGGTCGGCGCGCCGTACCAGATTTCGTTGTCGGGATCGATGTTGTGATCGATGGCGAGCCGGTAGGCCCGCTTGATCTCTTCAACGCCCAAAAACGTCTTGCCGAAGCGGCGGCCGCAGACGGCGGTGCGGAAACGGGCTTCCTCTTGCCAGCCCCAAGCGTAGATATTTGCCTGCTTCGGCGTTAGTTGGATGCGCCGCTGCATCCGTTGCGCGCCGGACATTCGCGCACCCCCTTTCGGGGATGCTCTCCCCTCTTACAAAATTGGATTGGCGGGAACGGCTTCGTCCGGTTTGAGGACGATGGGCGCCGGGAGCTGCAGTTGCGGCACGTCGCCCTTGAGACTGTCGGCGAAGCTCTGACGGCCACCGCCGTCGTAGTTTCGGCCGCCGCCCTCGCCCGGCTCTTTCGGCTGGTCGAGGATGCCGGTGTATTTTGCCCGGGCGCCCATCAGCTTCAAAATCTGATCGGAATAGATCGGGTCCGGCGTCTCGAGAAAAACCTCCATCAGCTTCGTCAGCATCGTGTCGATGCGGTCAAGCTCGATGGCCCGCAATTCTTCCGCCGCCTCTCGGGGAAGCTCGGCGAGACCGTCCTGCACGTACTTGTAGGCGGTGGCGACGTCGACTTGGAGTTCGGCGGCGATCTCGCGGTACTTGTAACCGTTCGACCGGGCATTGAGCGCGAGCGCCATTTTTTCGCGGCGCTCTTTCAGTTGCCGGTCCTCTTTGGGCGAGTGGTTGCGGCGGCGTTTCTTCTTCGGCGCCTCGGCTTTGGCGGCAGTCTTGGCGGCGGCCTTGCGGCGGCTTCTGCCCTTTTTCGGAGCCGTCTCGACGGGAGCCGCGTCAGGCGTACCCGCATCGTGCGGGTTCCCATCCTTTGAGATCGTCATGTTGGGACCTTTATGGTTCGAAGGTTGCAAGTGTTACTTGTGTTGCATTCCGGAGAGCGCCCGAAGCTCGGGCGGCACCCGAAGAAGCTGGCACCTGACGGGGCCGGTCTCTCGTGCTCTGCCAGCGGTCACCATGAGACCAGCGGCGACAAGCCGTTCCTGAGCTTCGTTGGCGGAGACGCCGAACGCCTCGGCGACCTTGGCCATTACGGCTTGCAGCTCTTGGCGCGGGGTCGGCAGGCTCTCGTCGGTAAACTGCATTGGAGCCTTCCTCACTCTCGGGTCGGATCGAAGACCTCGACCTGGCTGTCGGGGTTGCGGATGAAAACGAAGAACTCAGCGGCCTTGCGGCAGACCTCGGCCCGCATGGCGATGGCGCGGCGCTTCTCGGCGTCACTCATCCCCGCCTGCATCAGCGTCAGCGCTGGCGACAACTGCGTCGTGCGCTCGACCTCCACGTCCTCGCCGTCCTGCCAGACGGTCAGCGTCAACGTCCCGAGCTTCTGTCGCATCGGCGGCCTCTTTGGCGGGTGTGGCGGGACGGCTGGCGCGGGGTTTGCGCGGCTGCGGCTTCGACTTCGACTTCGGCTTCGGCTCGGCCGGGAACGGCGAACGAAGCTCCGGCGGAATGCGGTTGACGTGGCAGCGGACGGGGCCGTCCTGCCACTTGCCGGCGGTGATGACGAGGCCGCCTGCGACAAGGGCCTCATGCGCCTCATCGCCCGACATGCCGAAGCAGGCGCCGAGTTTCGCGAGGATGGCTTTCAGCTCTTCCTTGGCATCCGGCAGGCTTTCGTCGGTGAGTTTGTCGAACATCGGATTTTGCTCCCTCTTTCAATCAGACTTGGCTTTCCGTTTGGCTTGCCGCGCTGTCTTCTTCGCCGCCGCGGCTCTGGCTTCCCGTTCCTCAGCTTGGCGAATGCGAAGGGCGCGGATTTGATCGACCTTCGAGACCTTCTTGGCGTCCGTCATCGGCTTGGCTCCGGTTGTGCTTGTTGCGCAGTCGGCGAATGACCGACGGGTTGGTGATACCGATGGCGCGGATGGCGCCGGTCGGGGTGGTGGCTCCGCCACGCGCCAGAACCTCGGCGATCATCTGCAGCTCGGCGCTATCGTTCTTGCCGCTGCCGACGGGTCGGCCGCGCGGACGCTTCGGCAGCATCGAAGACCTCATGCGTGGTGAAGGGGTGCCAGCGACGGCCTGATTTGCGGCGATGAAAGCACCCCCACTTGGGGAGACCCACCCGTCGAACCGATCAGGCCTTCCTTCTCGTTAGTCAGACGCGCTGGCTCGCCTGCGGGAAATCCCGACGAGTGGGCGGACGGAAAAGCGAAAAGCTCGGGTTACCGTGCGGCGATAGCCACGGCGCTCGCGGTGCAGATTTTGCGAGCGGTGGAGAAAAATAAAAAAGCGAGCCGGTTCAAATGGCTCGCTGCGGCAGGGTTTCCCCGAGGATGAAAATATGCCGGTGATTTGGGGGCGGCGTAAAGGGGGCGTCAATAGCCAATTGCGAATTATTTCTTTGGGGCGCTTTCTCTCAGGCGTCGCCCAAGCTCTTGCATCAACGCCACCGAGGCGACGCCGTTAACCCCCATTAATGTCAAAATATCAGCGACCGTCTCAGGCATAAAGTTGACGTGAAGCTCGCCGCGAGCAATCGTTTCCGACGTATTATTCGTCTCGTCGCAAATGACCTTCACAGCCGCCCTCCCAAGGGAAAGGCGATACGGACGGCGATCTTCGCTGGATCTTTCCTGTCGCGATCGACGACGACTTTCGGCGCCCGAATGCCGAGCCGCTTGGCTTCGCGGGTGCCCGCTTCGCGCGCTGCCGTCGCCATTTCCCAGCGAAGCTCGTCATCGATCGGCTTGCCGATGAAGCTGCGCACGGCGTCGTTGACGGCTTGGCGAACGGCGAGCTGCTTCTCCTGCATCGCTGCCGGCGTGTTGGCGAAAACGTGGGCGGGACGATTGCCTGTCATCGCTTTAATCCCTTCATAAGATCGCGGTAGTGCTGCTCGCGCACAATGGCAGTCACGGTGCCGTCGGGATTGGCAAACATATCGCCCGGCCGCGCCGACACCGCACGGGACATCAACGGCGGGCTCGGCTCCCATGCCTGAGCGTCTAATTCATCGCTCCACTCGTCGATAACAAGAAAACCGATTTCTGGTCGGTAGGTAATGTGCTGCCTGACCGTTATCTCGCATTTTCCGCAAACTGATTTCCCGATATTTTCCGGTATTTCCGGTTTCTCCACCATCTTGCGCGGATCGGTTTCGCCCATCACCCTCTCCAGCTCCCTTTTGCCGACCGCACCAAATCCTGAGCAACAAGATTGCTAACGACGCACCGACTGGCTGAGTTTCCATCAGCGTCACCAATGCGAACGACCTTGACGTCGATTATCCCGTAGCCAGACCGTGCCTCGATTTCCATGCCCATTGGCCCGATCGCAATTGGCTGAGGCGGCTCGCGAAGCTGGAACCACTGGCGCCCTTGTGCAATTTCCCGGTGGAGCCTCTCGCTGATTTCGGCGCGACCGATAGGCTCTTCATCGAGCGCGGCCGCATACAGTTTTATCGTGCAGGCTATCGTCATTTCTCGCCCTTCCTGAGCGCCAGCGCCGCGTACTTTTTGTCGACGCGGAAGAGCTTCGGCATTTTGACGTCGACCATCGGCAGCTTGAGCTTCATCGCTTCGAACGCCGCCGCGAGCTTCTGCGGCAGGGCGATCAGCGCCGCAACCGCATTCATCTTGCCGTTGATGCAATCGGCCATCTGGCGGCCGTCGACGTAGAGGTCGCCCTCCTTGTAGCCAATGCCGTTGAGGAAGGCCATTTTCTGATCGCGGGTGTCGAACACGGCGACGAAGTAGAAGGCGCCGTCGGTCGTCAGCTCCATCGACTTGGCTTCGGCCTCCCGCTTTTGATGCAGGCTCTTCAAGGCGGCGCTCAAGGTCGCCTGGGCCTGCTGGCCGCGGTCTTTGGGATCGAGCTTCATGCCTTGCATCGGGTCATCGATTTCGGGCTCGGCGAGCGGCGGTCGTTTCTTCTCGATGCCTCCGAACCTCTTGATGCCGCCAGCGGCCGCGGCGAAGTTTTTGATACCAGCGCCACCGTCGCGCTTTATCGTTGTCTCGAACCGCTTGATCGCCATTCAGATCACCTCCTGACCCTGCTCGTGCCGCAGCCGCGTGTAGCGGATCATGTCGGCCTCAACGAGAGGGAACCACCGCTTCACCCGCTCGAAATCTTCCGGCAGCTCCCGCTTCAAGGGGATCATGAAGCGGGCGTCGATGCCGTCGAACGTCCGCCCCCACAGCAAGTAATCGATGGGGAGCTTGACGTTGGCGGCCTGCATTTCGCTGATGAGCCGTTCCTTGTTCCAATCCCAGATGAAATGCACCGTGCGCTTGGAGAGCGTGATCGGCCCGTGCTTGGCGATGGCGGTGCGGCGCGTGACGCTGTCGGCGGCTCTGACGCCGGTCGCGATGAAGGTCGTCGACGGCAAGCCTTCCTTGTCGATGACCCACTTGTGGACGTCGTCGTGCGTCCAACGCGGAAAGGGAATTTGATTGATGACGAAAAAACCGTGGTAATCCTGAAAGGCCCAATGCTGCAGCTTGCGGAAGAAATTCGGATGCGGAACGACGTGGATCTTCCGCTTGAACAACGCCCGCTCGTAATAGGCGAGACTGTCGGCGACGAACTGGAGACCTGGGCAGCCGTCGTAGAAGACCGGCACGACGTCGAAGTATTTTTTCAGCTCGATGGCGGCGCCGATGGCGTCCTTGCCGCGCGAGAAGCCGAGCATGATCTTGTCGGTGCCGGAAATGTCCTTGATGCGGTCAGCGAGCGCCTTACCTGTCGGCCACTCCATGCTTCGCGCCTCCCTGCCGACGCTGGCACCGCTCGTACTCTTCCTCGATCATC